CGTTAGGCTGGTAGATAGCAATGAGGGTCTTTGCTTCTATTGCCGTGTCGTAGGCATATACCCGAATCCTACCTTTAGTTACTGGCTTGGTTACTCCGCGAATTCCTTTTACAAGGAGATCGGATTTAGCCAGCGTTGGAGGATTTGTAGTAGTTACCTTAACCTTATGGTAGGTGTCATACTGGTCTTGGGCTTCAAACATCAACTCAACGCCGATGTCTTCAGCCTCCTCTGCCATTACCCCGATTTGGTATGGATGCGTGGTATAGTCTCGGAAGAGGACATGGAGTCCACCTACCTCAACAATTCCCCTATGGCATGAATTTTCTGCGTGGAGTGCATAAGAATCGGTTGCATTGAACCATTCGTCAGCAAGAGATGCAGGTCGATTTCCGATCCACGCTAGCTTGATTTGTTCATACCTTGATGGAAGTGTGAAGCAATCGTTCACGCAGCAGATTTGGACATACTCTTCTTGAGTAGTCCATGCTCGCTTATTCCATAGCAGTCTCCTTGCTTGATTTACAGCTTTGTAAGCCCTATCATCAGAACAAGTGCCGCTATCTCCGACAAAACCCTTAACGAGTTCTGTCATCTCCTTAAAGGTATCCGCCATTATCGTTAACGATAATTACTGAGGGCCACCGAACTGATTGACCATTTTGCCAACAGTTGGAAGTGGTTTGCTGGAGAAGGGAGTAGGCTTCTTAGCTCCGAGGTTAGGCATATTGCCCATACCTTCACGGATGGTTCCACGGGTGCTTGCGCCGCCGCTAACGAGGCGCGGGTCTGTTCCTTTTAGAGGTGTCATATTTTTTGTTTTGTTTATCCTTGATGTATTGCCATCCATCGAAGGGAAGTTACTGTTGAAGGATTATCATTGATTCGGATTGTGAATCCGCTCGTTGTTTGTCCTGTGGCAAGAATGTATTTACCTGCCGCTGCGGATGTCGCAGTCCCAACAGGCTGAATGCTAACGCCATAATTTGCGCTAGGTAAAGGTGATGAAAATGAAATGGCTTCCGTGCTATCGCCAGCAGGAATTCCAGCATTCCCAGTTCTAACGCTAACCAAATCATTTTCAAGTGTTTCAACTCGCGCATCAATAGCATCGACTTTTGTATCCAATGCATCAATTTCATTCTGTTGAGATTGAAGTTGATCGTTGATTGATGTGATTTGCGCTGGAGTAACATCACCCAAGCCGGGGACATTGATCGTCCCGTTAACAAGAACTTCGTCAACAAATGCTTGGAATACCTCAGTCCAATTACCAGATGGACAGAAATCATCTGGAACATTTGGAAATACCAATTGAGGGCTGGAAGTTAGATTGTCCATTTATGCGATAGAGTAGTCCCAATATCTTTCTTGGCAACACAAAAATTGTGGACATTCGTAATTATCTTCATCAGTCGGACAATCACCTATAGGGCTATCCTCGTTGTTCTTAATGTTAGCCATTAACCTGACTCTATCAACAGTAGCGTTGCCTGAGAGATTGATCTTGATTTGGAATTCACTTCCTTCGATTACAGGAATGTCTGTTATCCCGCTGCAATCAGACGGGTCTGGAGATGTGAATTTGTATCGCTTAAATAGATTTCCGCCTCGTTGCGGATAACAATTATCGTTAACGATAGGAGAACATGGCGGGCATCCGTATGTGCTTGGAATCTTTAATTCACTCCAACATGGATTTGAATCAGAGCGATATTCAACTGAACTAGTAACCTCTCCGGGGATTTCGCTTATCCACATTTCTCCACCAGTTAATCTCTTTCGTAGAAACCTATTCGTTTGTTGCGTTCTACTGAAATCATATCGCCCAGTAGTGAAGAATGATTCTATCTGCCTTGTTCCACTTGGGCCGTAGTCTGATCCTCGCTCGCCAGTAATTTCGTAGAGCCTATTCTTGTCATCTTTATCAAAAGACAAAACAAATCCCCTTTGCTCTCCATTTATTAATGCTGTCAGTAATTGAGTTGGCCTTACCCCAGTCCATATTCCATTCCACCTAAATGAAAGCTGTGCGTCTGGGTTTGGCGCGGAGCCTTGATCTAAATCAAGGACAACCATTCCGCGATGATAACGATGTAGTCCAGTCACCCCATTTGTAGCCGTGGTGCTTTTTGTTTGAGGAGCCACAGTATTGATCAAATAATTGTTGATATACATCGTGCTGGCGAATCTCTTCAACCATGGCGTATCACGAGAAACCCACTTGTTCACATCCCGCGATAGCTTCCTCATTGAGAAGTAGCGGTAAAATTCTGTTTGGCTATTTGAATAGAATGCCCAACCATCATGCGAGCGGAACCAAAGCTCGGAGTTTACTGTAGTGACATTCGAGCTTACGCACCCGCGACCAAGCAGAGAGATGCGCTGAATGTTCGATGTGTTCCATTCGGTTCTCGGAAGACTCACATCCATAGAAAATGCTCCAGCCCCACAAAGAACAACCAATACCCCTTGGCCGCGAAGGTTGTCTCCCAAGTTAGGCATTACTTTCATGCCTGTAATATTCCCCATCATGGATGGAGTTGAGAATGCTCCACCTTCTGCCCAATATCCAATCTCTGTGAAGTTCTCTGTATTTAGAGTATTGGTAAACCCATTTCCGTAGATAATGTCAGATGCATAGATGCGATTAAATCGGTCAGATACAAATACTCGCCCAAAGGCATATTCCATGATCGTGCCAATTGGCATCTTCTTAAGAAATGGATTCAAGCGATATGCAGGAAGTTTTACTTTTCCTGTTCCTGTTCCAGTTCCAGTTGCGAAGAATGTAGTGCCAACAGTATTTGATGTCGCACCAATCAATGTAAAGTTTGTTGTTCCTACTTCTGTAATCTCACAATAGAAATCTTTTTGGATTGTAGTAGCCGCGACATCACCAAGAACTCCTCCCCAGCTAATTGCGTTTTGGTATCCATTCTGGATGTAAAGACGATCTTCGGCCTGCACAAACCATGTGTGCATCATATCTGGATCGTTTCCATCAATGATCTTATAGGCATACGCAATGTTATTTATGATCTGCAAGAAGTAGATCGTCCCAGATACAGAGATAACCAACCCGTCCGATGATTCATACTTTGTGCGGCGATATGCATACGCACCCTGCATATTGCCTATCTGAATATCGTTAACGATAGAATCTGACTGGCCTTCTCCTGCTAAAATATTTAGATTGCGGATACTTTGGCGGGTTCTGTTAATTCCTCCGCGAAATGTGCGATTGACCGACTCTGCTACATATAACTCTGGCAAATACGATGGATGAGTATCTGCGTCTTGCGCTACAATACTTGTGAATCCATCAAAGACTGATCCCTCTGTTGGCATTGGATTATATTACAATCAAACTGCTGACCAAGCTGTTCCATTGTGAAAATTAAGAACATTGGTTGTGGTGTTGTAAATAACAAGCCCTTCTGGCGGTGTTGGAATAGCGTCACGCTGCACAGTTGTCATCCTTGGAGGCAAGAATCCTTTGGTTGTGCTTGAAAGATGAAGAATTGCCTCTGAGTCTGGAGCCGTCGTTCCGATGCCAACATTGCCATCCGAGTTAATCCTCATTCTTTCTATTAATGAAGTTGTTTCACGGGTTTGAAATACAATTCTGCCCGGAATATTTCCAGAACTTGGAGCGCCATCAACTTCAAGTGAGATATTTGCATTTATTTGATAATCTGTTCCATCAAATCCACGGGCAGTTAAAAATCCAATTATATCTCCATTTTGAACAATTTGTGGAGAAGTAATAGTTCCCCTTGCTTTGTCACATGGAATGCCTACTCCAGAATTATCATTAGTAGCATTTCTCAATCTTGGAAATCCAATAACTTGTAATTTGGATGCACTACCTGTAAATGGAGTATCCGTTCCAATAAGAACTTTCCCATCAGATTGAACTGAAAATGGAGTTGAATCAGGATTATTTTCGTCTTCTACAAGCAATGCCGCACCGCTACCAGTTTGAGTAATTCTTACTGCATCACTTGAAGATGATGCGTTAAATACTGCTGATGTTGCCGTAATTGCACCAGTAGAAGCCAATGAGGCTACGCTCGCTGTTCCCGTAGATGTTAGCGAAGATGTTGTAATTGTTCCCGTAGATGTTAGCGAAGATGTTGTAATTGCTCCAGTAGTAGTCAATGGTTGGCTACCAAGATCAACTGGGCCAGATTGTAAAACACTATTCAGCGTAGCAAACTCAACTTTACCAGTAGAATCTTTTCCAAGAACTGTGCTGTTTGCTCCGTTTGTCCAAGTCAGATTGCCAGCACCATCAGTCTTCAAGACTTGTTGGGCAACTGGACTCTGAATCGTCTTTTGGCAAGCAGCAAAGTCTTCTACTACCAATCGTTTTCCATTGGCGGTTGTTTCAAGTGGTTCACACAACAACGGAAATTCCGAGTCGCATGGTGGGCAAGGTGTGCAGTAGCTCATAGTTTTTTTATAAAGTTTCCCAATTGCGAATGCAAATACTTTTTGGGATATTATTTTTGATTACATTTTTTGATGCAAGATCATTGGGATTTAAACTTGAACCAAATGGCTTGCTGGTATCTCGGTCTTTAAACTTCGGCCCGATCATATAAAAGTATTTGATGATTCCAGACCTCGATCCAAGCCAGATTGCAGGATGAATAAGTTGATTTAGTTTTGATTTGATTGAACCATCATACTTAAATGTATTGTTGATGATTTTATTGAAACTTGGAGTTTGATGGCGAATCGTTCCGCCTTCGCCTAGATTTCTGTAAAGATAAATTCCACCAAAATCAAGAAAATAAAAAGTATTGTTTTGAATAAGATTGTGTGCTGAACCATCAACAGCAATAGCTTCTCTTTTTGTTTTTGTTTTAATAATGTTATTTTGAATTACATTGTTAGAAGATTCGCAATCAAGGTAAATCGCAACAGATTCTGCATTTCCAGTAAATTCGCAATTCTTCAAAGTAATATTTGTGCATCCGGGAGAAATATAAAATGGAGTTCTTTTATTGGCTTCAATGTTAAGGTTGTCGAAGACTATATTCTTTGGTGCTACACTTTGAGCATACTCGGTATGGTTTTTATTCTTTGAGGATTTCTTTACAAGCTCACCCTCTCCGTTGATTCCTAAACCAATAATTCTAACCGATCCTTTGATATTAAAGTTCTTGATCGTGATGTTCTCTGGAACCAACCAACTGTCTCCCCGTTGGATAGACTTTACAAGCAAACAATCATTGCCTTCCAATACTTGGCCATTGCCATCTATTACTTGATTGTTTAAATTATTTCCTTCAATGATAAATGTAGTATTACTCATTTGCAAGACAGATTAGGATATGAGAAATGTTGATATAGTTTTTCAAAACGCTTTAATGTTTGCGCTCATAATTTAGTGTTTATTTAATTAACTTATGCTAAAAGCGTAACCCGCCATGTTCTACTTGTGCTTTGTCTGTCTTCAATATAAAAATCACCATTATTCATAACCCCAATAGTTACATTTCCGTCTGCACCAGTTGTTCCTGTTAATGCTGAAGGTGTAGCTGTTGTTGTTAATGTTGGGAATGAAGTCCCATACCAATTAGTAATACTTGTGCTTTGTTTAGTTAACATAAAACCCTTCGTTCCCCCAGCATCGCCAGCAAGAATAAAATTTAACCTTTCCTGCTCAGGATCAGATGCACTAGTTCTAATTTTTCCTACGGTATTTTTATTCAAACGAATAAGCCATGATCTGTTGTCAACTGCTACCGCCCTCTCTTTTATCGCAGCCGTTGCCGAGTATCCAAGCAAAACTCTTGAAGCTCCTTGATCAACTAATGCAATATCACCACTTAACGCAGATAATTGATTTCCTATGCAAGTGCTATTGTATACGGCTCTATTTGGAGATGCACTGTAAAAAACTAAAGTTGTAATTCCAACATCAGGAGTAGCTTGAATAATATTATTATTTAAAAATAAATTACTAACTTCTCCGGGAGATACAATATTAACAACCGATTGTTTTAATCCTGCAATAATGTTGTTATGCACCATAACTGGAAGTGTAAAATCCCAATTGTTTGATGCGTTATCACTAATGCCAAAATTAATAAAATCCCTCAACCTAGATTCACTAACAACCCCAGTAGGTATAACAATATCTTTATTAGGATAATTTACTGAATCATATGTGCATTCTGAAACTGTCATTAAAGTGCCGTGACTGCAAGCAACCCCTGTAATCATCAAACCAGAAAAAGTAATATTACGAATAAAGGTATTTTTACCTCTAACTCTTATGCCATTCGCTACATCGCTAATGTATCCGTTAATAAATTGTAAATTTTCGCTAGGGCCGTGCATCCCTAAACCTCTGTTTTCATTAACCGCCCCATCAGGGTAGTATACTCCCCCTCCACGAATTACAAAACCGTCAACGACAGCATCCCGATTAGGGCCGTGTACCCCTGTGTTGGAGGAATCATACGCTGCACGAAGTCTGTACGAAGTTAAGTCCGTAATGTGTGTGCCAAGACTTGTTCTGTCAACAATCCCGTATCCAACATCTGTTGATTGTGTTTTTGCACATTCAATTTTTTGATAGCTAGTGTTTACACAAAATCTATTAGTAAAACCATAGTTGTTAATGTTACTAACTTTACAATTACGAATTACGGCGTTGTAAGTTTTATCGAACAATACTCCTCCCGTGTCTCCATTAGGAGTAGGATTTACTTCTGGAATTTCAAATTCTAGATTTTCAATAGCAAATTTATTTGGTTGCCATGCGCCTATATTTAAAGTGTCCGTAATTAGATAAGTGTCTCTTGTGCTATCTTCAATAGTTATGGTATTTGCACCACTATCAACTTCAGTAATTAAATGAATTTCTCCTTTACAGTCATTTGCTCTATTTTCATAAGGCCACAACACATTGCTAGTAATGCGGATAATCATTCCTTCTGATAGTGAATTAACACTATTCAAATGAATTTTTCTTTGGTTTGGTATGATGTTTTGAGTAATAGATAAACCTGACACTTGGTCAGTTAAATCTAAAAATTCAAACTGTCTTGCGTTTGCCTGTGCTGCCGCAAGGGTGCTTTTAAACACGGCTCGATTAGCGGGATCGCTAAACATATCAACATAATAAGGAGCATTAATTGTTATTTCTGTCATTAAATATGTTTTTCCGCCGGGAATATACAGTCGTTTTTTATTTGTAGAACAATATTCAATAGCAGATTTAATTTTAATAGTATCATCTGTTCCAGTTGTTCCATTCCAATCACCAACCACACCAAAGTCCAAAATATTCACCACATCAGCAAACCTATTCGCCAATGTCCTTGCCGTATCCGATCCAGTAGATGTGACAATAGCTGTGTTTATTGTTTTAGTTCCTGTAATTGTCTGCGTTGTATCTGTAGTACAGATGTTTGGAGAAATTACATTTTGAGTTGCTTTAGTTAGTGCCATAATATTTTATTTTGCTGTCCATCCATTAAATGTTGCTCCACCAGATTCTTTGACCCACAGAGTTTGCCCGGCACCTCCAGATTTGTTTGTGTATAAACTTCCCAATTGAGCAACTACAACTCCTTCTGGGCTTCCTGTTCCAGTATAGATTTCTGCAAATCCATATAATGAAACTATAACAATAACCGATCCTGCTGGAACTGGTGACGACATCGTTAATACATATGGTGTGCCGCTTGCGATTGTATAATTAATAGGGTCTTGTATCACTCCATCAATTGCAACAAGGTATGCATTTGGATTGGTTGTGATTGCGCCAGTAATATCAAATGTAACATCTACCCCATCTCCAACATAAGACCATCTTAACCCACCAAACGATGTTTGTAGTGCTTCAATTTGATCAAGTATAGCTTGAGCTTGATCTTCAAGTATCTTAGCTAATCTAGCATAGTAAGCTGCACGATTTGCAATCTCGTTCATTGCCGCCTCACTTGGGCCGCACGGATTGCATTTAGAACTGGTGTTATTTCCGCAACTCATAGTTTTATCGTTAACGATAGTTTTAGGTTAAGTCAAATGATTTATTGGGTATATTGACTGTGCATGGCATCGCGGCCAATAACCGCGCCGAGGTTAATCCATCCATGCTGCGCGAAGACCTCGATCACCTGTAGTGGCATCCTTGATCTTGTAGGCCATACTGTGTGCAGACCATTGTTGCTGGCATCTAGGTCGATTGCTGCCGCCCATGCGTGTTTGCTTGGCTCTGAGCCTCCGCGCTGTGGGCGGTTAACATAGCTTCCGAAGAACTTGTCGATGCCTGCCGCGCTTCTTGAGTCTGGCGATGGATAGATGTCTAGCAAGTCCTCAAAGATTTCCATTAGGCTTTCGGCGCACTTGGCGTGGATAGGAATGCCGCTGATTGTCTCTGGCCCGTCATACAGATACATCTTGTATGGAGGCTTGATTCGGACGATAGAAACTTTCCCCGGCTCGCCGAAGAAATCTGTGCAGGCTTTCGTGCTAGGCTTTGGCGAGATAGGAGGATTAGGAGACATGACAGCAAGGTGCTTCTTTAAAGCAGCCATACTCTTCGGCCCCCACCACCCGTCTGGCGTAACGCCAATACGGGCTTGCATACTCTCTATCTCGGCCCTAGTCACTTGCCTTTACGGAGGACATTGATGAGTCCGACCAGCCCTAGCCCTGCGGCCAAGATTTGGTTCTGAAGCTCTGGGTCAAGTTTAACTCCAAGAGCAGTTGCTACGAGGATGATACCACGCCATGTCGAATTCTCGGACAGGCGTTGCAATACGATGTTTACGATTTTCATTTGTCTTTTATGGTTTTAGAGAATTGCTCAAATGCAAATATTACACTTGGGTCTTCTTTCTCTGTTTCTGTTTTGTTTTCTGGTTTGATGCGCGGAATATACGACACCGCCAATTTAAGTTGGACTGAACCAAGTTTTCCTTGATCCTTTCCAATCGGCGGTATCGGTATATTTACGCAGGAGGAAA